TTAACTCGTTCTTGATTTTCAATCAAAAACTTATTCAAATGACTTTCATCATGCCATACTGGAATAGTTTCTTTCTCAACATCAATATCAGTTCTTTCAACTATAGTATCAACTAATTCAAAAACTTCAGGAATTTTACCACCCCAAAGACATCCTTGGTAATAAACTTCTGGTTTATATTTTTGAACATCCAAGAAAGCTTGAGACTTTCTATTAGTTTCAAAAGAACCAGGAAGTTGATTATGTGGTGGCATATTCAAGTAATGACATGGGTGATGAACTCCAAAAAAATCTTTATCGGATAAAAATTCTTCTTCTGTAACAGTATCAACAACCAAAGTATCTGCGTCTAAAAAGACCAGTTGATCATAATCAGACAAATCCTCTTTAATAGATTGTATATTATTAAATCTAAGAAGTGTAATAAAAGGCCAATCCCTGTGAGGAATTGGACATATAGTCACATTATCAGGAGTTTCATCTTTATCAATATCACCATCAGTAAAAACAAAAAAATGTTTTTCTGTTTCTGGAAGAAAGTTTTCTTCAATCTTTGACCAATAATTAGGCAAAAAATTTAAATATTGACCTGTGCCAATAAAAATAATAGCTACTTTCATAGTTTTGTTTTAATCCAATCTAGAATATCAACTTTTGGTTTCCAAGTCAATTCAGCTTTTGCCTTTCTAATATCTGCAAGAGTTTCTCTCATTTCTCCCGGTCTTGCAGAAAGATGAACTTGTTCATCTGTACAAATTGCATCTGCAATTTCTTGAATACTCCAGTTTTTGCCATAACCAATATTGTAAATTTCACCCCAACTATCAAGTTCTTCAAAACTAACAACGGTATTAGCACGTACTACGTCAGATACATGGATAAAATCTCTACGTTGCATACCATCACCAAAGATAGTTAATGCATCACCTCTTTCACGCATCTTCAAAAATTTACTAACAGCAGGAGCATAAGTTCCAACATGTCTTGCACGTTCTCCATAGACATTCGTATATCTAAAAGCAACAGTTTTCATACCATAGAGACCATGATAGGCTCTAACCAACTGTTCACCAGAAAGTTTACCAATAGCATATGCATTAAGAGGATCTTCACGCATTGTTTCAACATTTGGTATAGGATTCTGATTGCCATAACAAGCAGATGTTGACGAATAAACAAATTTTTCTACACCATGTTGTCTAGCAGCTTCAAGAACATTGGCAGTTCCCATTACTTGTGTTGCAATAGTAGGTAGAGGATTATCTACTGATGCTTGTACACTAGCTTTAGCTGCAAGGTGGAAGACATAATTTACTCCAGTAAAACAAGGATAAATTTCTTCATATTTTCTGATATCAAATTTGTAATTGATTGAGTTACTATTCCAATAGTATTCGTCATGACCATCGGAACTTTCATTGTCAATTACTACAACATCATGACCGAGATCGATGAGAGCATCTACAAGATGACTACCAATAAAACCAGCACCGCCAGTAACTAATGATTTATTTCTTTTTTTCATTTTAGTGTCTCCAAAAGATAATCTAATTCTCCATCAGAAGGATAATCCATTTTTATTTTTTGTTCTGTTGGATGTATTCCTCTTACATCAGAACTTTTCCAGTCAGTATTCACTTTATATGACAATTTATACACGGGATCAACTTTTGAATCAATTCTATTTTTAATTTGATCACTTATAGTATTATAAAAATACTTTCTATATGGGGCAAGTAAATGTGGTCCTCTACCTCTACTTTGGCCATCACTTAAACAATCTATTTTATTCCAAGAATCAACTATGTTTCTAAACTGTCTATCTTCGGAATAAGATTGTCTGAATAATGCATGAATCCAACCATATTGTTGTTCAAATTGATCCGTTTCTGCAATTCTATATTTCCAAAATTTAACCATATTATTATACCACACATCTACAATATGTGAATTTGATTTTGCAGCTATAAACCAGGAAGCAATCATACGATCTTTTCTGGTGAAAACAAAAGAATCTTCAATGTCATAAATCCAAGTATCTAATGGTTTATTACAGAATAAAGTAGAATCTGCCCATATACCACCAGAATTTTTGAGAAGAAAAAGTCTCAAAATATCAGAAAGAGAAATATTATTTGTATTCAATCCGGGTAAAATTTCATCAATGTTACAATAATCTTTATAATTTTTCCCATCCAATAAAACAATATTCCAATCTGGATTATAGTGCTTCCAAGATTCTAAACACTTTTGAGATATTTCAGGAGCTTTATCCCACCCCTGAAACCAAGTTATCCAAATTGTTTTATTCATGAATCTCCTAAAATACTTTTTAAAACTTTATTATAGACCGGGGTATCAATTTTTGCCCACATATGAGCAAATGGAATAATTTTATCTAACACTGGTCCAACTCTTTGTTTAAATTGAACTTTATTCATAGGCAAATCAAGAAACTCATTTACACCAAGACAAGTCATAATAGGAGTTTCTAATAGTTCTACAGGTTCCAATCCCCATTTTCCATGAGCCATGGCATAAATTGGTTGGTCCGGTCTACTAGCTTTATAATTTAATGGACTATTATGAAGAATTTTTTCATAATTTGGAAAACAAACATTTTGCATCCAATCAAAGAAAGATTCGTCTAAAGTATTTTTGTTTAGGTAAATACATCCACCATGAACTCTTGGTACAGGATATCCCAACTCTTTGCCATATTGATGACAATGAAATGTAGGATCATTCTTTATGCCAATTTGTTGAATAAATTGGTCTTTAGATTTAAACAAATCCCATACATGTTGAGTATCACCTATGCATAAACTATCCGCATCCAGAAAAATATTATGATCAAAAGGAAGATATCTGTTAAGAGTTATTTTAGGAACCGTTCCATATCTTTCAAACTCAGTTCTTGCGGACCTGAATAATTTATCATCATCAACTTCAGTAATAACATATACATCACGATTATCTTCAAAATGTCTCAAAGTTTTAATAAAATTTTCTACCATTCTGAGATATCTGTCACCTATAGCAACAAAGATATATCCTTCAGTCATTACACCATCCGTTTTCATAATCTTGATTATAAATTAATTTAATTTTTTTAATTTGGCTAGTTGTCAAATCAAATTTATTTAGTCCATTATTCCTAGCGTGTAATTGTGGCAATCCAATATTCCATCTATCCTCCAAGTATTTTTTCAATTTTGTATTAACATCTTTAATATCAAATACACTATCATAATAATCTACACTATCTCCAAAATGATATGTTTGGGGAGCAAAATGAAACTTCATGTACTTTGTTTTTCCATCATTCATTTTATCCGGATGTTTTTTTAGAATATCATCAAAGTTATCAATAAAATCATCAATCGTAACTTTTAATCTTCCTTCTTTGATAACTTTATCATAGAAACAACTAATAAATCTAGAAACCGGATCTCTTTTTATACAAATTTTTCTAGATGTTTCTGTAGATGCAAATTTACCGTTTTTATAACCCCATTCTTGAAGCATCCTATAAGTTTCATCTGTACCTGCATAGTATTCAGATTCTGAAGATTTTATAAGTTCTCCAGTACCAGCAAAACAAATCCAAAGTCTTAAAGTAGTTCCACCATTTTTTGGAGCTTCGTATACCGTAAAATCATTTTCTTCATCAATAAAATAACTCATATTACCTCCCATGAATCAAGATACAAGTCTTTAGTATTTAAGTGTGCATTTGCGGGTCCAAACCATTGAGATGGTGCAATAACTTTTCCACGATTAGCTAACCATGCACCCCACCAACTATAACTACTATTTGCAATAATAAAGTCTGAACACATACTCATTAGACATAAATCTACATATGGATTCTTACATTCTGAAATAAGAAATCTAGAATTCTCAAATATTTCTTGTTGTTTACACCATTTAAAATCGTCAGAAAAAATAATTACTTGTCTATCTTTTGAAAATTTTTCTAAAGATTTTTTATAGTAATTAAGACTCAAAACATTATGATTATCCGAAAGTTTTATATAATCACCTCTACGTATGTGAAGACATATCGGATTTTTAAAATTATCTTTAAAAACCTGTTTGCATAATTCTGTAATTTCGTTTTTAAAAACAAATTGTTTTCTTATTTCATCTTCAACATGAACAAAATATTTTTGTGATTGAAAAAATCCATATAGACTCATAGATGGATTTTTATTTAAGAGAAATAAAGATTTATCAAAGTGAAATCTACTTTCACGAATATATCTACCAGTTTTTAATTGACCTACGTGATTGGGTTTAATATCAAAACAATCAAAAAGTTCGATTCTTAAATTATTGATACCATCAAAAAAAATTTCATTATGATTTGGAATAGTATATTCCAATCCCAACTTATCAGCTATACCAATTAATGAGGCATATTGAAACATTTGATTGGCAAGTCTGCCAAGTTTGCCAAGATGATTAAATCCAATCATTTTAATGTAGAAATATAGTAGTCATAGGTATCTTTAATACCCTTTCTAAGAGAAATTTTTGGTTGCCACCCCAAAGATTTTATTTTACTGACATCTAAAACTTTTCTTTGAGTTCCATTTGGCATATTTTCATTCCAAATAATATCACCTTTAAATCCAGAAATTGATTTTACTGTTTCAGCTAATTCTCTAATTGTAATATCTTCTCCAGTTCCAATATTGATTATATCAGGTTGATTATAAACTTCCATACAAGTATGACAAGCTTCTGCTAAATCATCAACATGTAAAAATTCTCTTTTCGGTGATCCATCCCCCCAAAGTTTTATATCATAAAACTTACTGTGTTTTAAACCAGCATGAAATTTGCCAATCATTGCAGGAAGAACATGAGACGTTTGTGGATCAAAATTATCATTTGGTCCATAAAGATTTGTAGGCATTAATGCAATTGCATTAAATCCATATTGTTCTCTATAAGCTTTACACATCTGAATACCTGCAATTTTAGCAACAGAATATGCATCATTAGTTGGTTCTAGTTCACCACAAAGAAATTGATCTTCAGTTATTGGTTGGGGAGAATACTTGGGGTAAATACAAGAAGATCCAAGAAACAATAATTTTCTTACACCACTCATATATGAGTGATGAATTACGTTAGTTTGGATCATCAAATTTTCATAAATAAAATCTCCTTTATATTGTCTATTTGCATGAATACCGCCAACTTTTGCTGCGGCTAAAAAGACATAATCTGGTTTTACATTATCAAAATAATTAAAAGAACTTAATTGATCTGTAAAATCAACATCCTTTCTTGTGGCTTCAATAATATTTTTATATCCTTTACTCTTTAAATTTCTTACGATAGCTGATCCGACCATTCCATTGGCACCAGCCACTAATATCTTAGAATCATTGTCCATAAATACACATCTCCTCAATTAATTGTTTAAATGATGTTTTGGGTTCCCAACCTAATTTTTCTTTTGCCTTTGTTGCATCACCCAATAACGTCTCCACTTCAGAGGGTCTGAAATATTTAGGATGTACGTTAATAATTGTTTTACCGGTATTTTTATCAATACCAATTTCATCAGATCCCTCACCTTCCCATATAATGTTTATGCCAAAGTAAGGGGCAGCTTCATTAACAAAATCTTTTACCGAATAATCTTGCCCAGTTGCGATTACATAGTCATCTGGTTGATCTTGTTGCAACATCAACCACATCGCTTCTACAAAGTCTCTGGCGTGTCCCCAATCCCTTCTAGCATTAAGGTTTCCGAGAGATAATATGTTTTGTTGCCCAACAGAAATACGGGACAATCCTCTGGTAATTTTTCTGGTAACAAACGTCTCTCCTCTCCGGGGACTTTCGTGATTGAATAATATTCCAGAACTTGCATGTAATCCATATGATTCTCTATAGTTTTTAATAATCCAATATCCATATAATTTAGCTACACCATATGGAGATCTAGGATAAAATGGTGTAGTTTCTGATTGTGGAGTTTCTTGCACAAGTCCATAAAGTTCTGATGTAGAAGCTTGATAGATTCTTGTTTTATTTTGCATACCTAATATGCATACAGCTTCAAGAATACGAAGTGTACCAAGACCATCAACATTACCAGTATATTCAGGAAGTTCAAAAGAAACTTTTACATGACTTTGAGCTCCTAGATTATAAATTTCATCTGGTTGAGTTTTTTGAATAATATTAACAAGACTCGAAAAATCAGTAAGATCTCCATAATGGAGAGTAATTTGTTCGTAAATATGATCAATTCTATGAGTATTAATTAAAGAAGATCTACGAACAATGCCATGGACATTATATCCTTTTTCCAAAAGGAGTTCTGCAAGATACGATCCATCTTGACCAGTAATTCCTGTTATTAATGCAGTTTTCATATTTAAACATACTTATCAAAATATTATACAAAAAAAGAGGGGTTTTTGCAACCCCTCTTTATAAAATTAATCTACGGGATATTTTGCACTTAATTTTTCAATATTAAGCTGTTTATCCATTTTTAGAATTGTTAGAAGATTGTCAATTCTAGATTCAAGTCTAGAAAGTCTTTCTTCCAAACCACCTTCATTAGAACCAGTCGATGAAGATGATTCTAATTTTTGAAGTCTTTCTTCAACTTTTTTATCATATGCTGACATGTAAGTTGATTTTTTTGATCTTCTTGAGGAAGTTTTTACAGCAGTTTCTACTGCTTCGGTATGTGATGTTCCAATCATAAGCCTATAAAAATCGATAGAATTATTTATGGAGTGCTTGTTTTTTACTGAAACAAGCAAAACAGGCGGGAAAGATCCCATCCGCACCAGTAGGCTTAACCCTTATCCTACGGGGTTTGATTTTAATATTTTACACGATCTTTAACATAACAAGGAACTCGATCTGGATCAAGCCATTTAGTATACTCAAAATCTTCCATAGCAGTTGTAAGTTGCATACCATTATCACAAAGATACATATCTTTGTATTTTTTTGTCCAACTATCAGCTTTTTGAATTCTATAATCTGGGAATCCGTTTTCTAAGATTCCACAATCAATATAACGATAGGGAAAACGTTCTAGAAGAACTTTCATCAGTTGTAAATACCAGATCGGATAAGATCATCTTCTACATGATCAAGAATTACATTGTAATCATCTTCGGGATCATCATAAAACTGAACCCCATTGTTCTCGTAGTAACGGATAAGTTTTTGATAAAGTTTAGGATGATCTTCATCGAGAACTACTTCTCCATCAAGGGCTCCAGTAAGTTTGTCAATATGTGACTTAAACTTAGAGAGAAACTTGGAACTAGACATTGTTTTTGATTGACTACTTCTATAGTATAGGACTTTGACTTTTATTTGTCAAGATGGACAGATATAAAACTGTCCAATACTCCTTGTGAGGATCGAACTCACCTTAGGCAAATTATGAGTTTGCTGCATTCACCAGATTGCTAAAGGAGTTTACGTTAATTAGCTTCGTCGTGATCTGTGTATATAATTCTTAAAATTTCATCATTATTAGTTTGTAATTCTTCGTCACTTTGATTGTTTTGTTCAATTAGTTCTTCTTCCATTAATTTTAAATAAATTTAAACTTATTTATGAGTCGGGAATACAGGATTCGAACCTGTGACTTCTGCTTCCCAAAAGCAGCGCTCTACCAAGCTGAGCTAATTCCCGGAACGGAGAGAGTGGGATTTGAACCCACGGATGCTTGCACATCGCTGGTTTTCAAGACCAGTGCCATAAACCACTCGACCACCTCTCCAGTTCACAGGTTTATTATAAACTATCAGTTCTTTTTTGTCAAACGGTTTCTGATTCGGCAGCAACAGATTTAGCATATTCTTCCATTTCTTCTGCGGAAGGTGCAGGATCTTTGAATTCATCATGATCAAAGGGATTATCAGTTTCTTCCCATGCACCAGAACCCCAATCACGAATATACTTATCTTCCATAATTGTTTCAATTTTTTTATACATTGAAGCATTTTTAATAATTGCAACTAAGTTTTCTTCCGTCAAATCAGAAAACTCGATATAATCAGAAGCACTTTCTGGAGGGGATTGTGGTTTTGTTGCCCAATCTAAAACCACATCTTTTTCAATGTAAGTATCTGGAGATTCGGAATCATAAGTTCTAATTCTTGCTCCAATATAACAAACATAGTCTTTGAAAGTTACATCGCCAGATTCATAGCTAACTGTTTTTGATGGATATTTTTTAAGTTTACTAACTCGCCATCTATGAGTAATTGCCATTATTTTACCTCAAAGTTTAACTTTCGTATTTTACGTTTTTTTCTTGATTCTTGAAATTCCAAATCCTGTTTAGACAGGACAGATCTTTCATTCTCTTTATATTTAGACACTAAAATTACTTGTGAAAGATCAGAAGCAGTAACTGTATTATCTTTAACTTCCATTAAATTTGGACATCCACAAACTTGAGTTTTAGATGAAGATATTATTTCTTTGCCGCATGATTTACATCGAAATACAATAGACATTTTTTCATATTCCTCATTATTTAATTTTTTTATTATTTATATGGGAGATACTGGGATCGAACCAGTGACAACCTCGGTGTAAACGAGACACTCTACCTCTGAGCTAATCTCCCCCAACTCCCCCGACTGGAATCGAACCAGTAACCCCAGAGTTAACAGCTCCGTGCTCTGCCTGATTGAGCTACAGGGGAATAAAACATTATAGTGAATTATTTTCTTCTTTTTTAAGTTTAAAATACATTTTATAGTATTTTCTTTTTATTGTATCAAGCATATTCATATCTTCAATAAACCCCATATATTTGCAAAGTTGTGATGATCCTTCCAATTCACTAATTAAACGTAATATATTAACTGTTTTAACAGGAAGACCACCCTCTTTATATTCAGATAAAGGATTCATTTTAAATTTAAAGTATACCTGAAGCCAACTAACGGACTTGAACCGTTGACCTGAGCTTTACAAAAACCCTGCTCTATCCAGCTGAGCTAAGTTGGCATTAGGCGTATTACACAGGTGGAACTTATAAGTTCCAAAGCGGGATATCGGATTTGAACCGACGACATTCAGCTTGGAAGGCTGACGTTCTACCACTGAACTAATCCCGCAATAAAGTTAATATAGACTATAATGATGGTTTTGTCAAGTTTAGTTAAAATAAAATTCTTTCCATTCACCAACTTTTGTTTTTTCCAAATCCAAATATATTTTATTGATTGGAGCTTTTGGTTTTCGATTTAATTTCATTCCAGATTCTTTTAAATCTGTATTCCCTTTTTTAACATTGCATTTATTACAACATGCAACTAAATTTTCCCATGTATCTAATCCACCTTTTGATCTGGGAATGATATGATCAATTGTTAATTCTTTAGTAGAACCACAATATTGACACTTGTAATCATCTCTTTTGTATATCAAATTTCTTGTTGGAGTATTATCTTTAATTTTAGTAAATGGGATTCTTACATAATTAACAAGTCTTATGACTCTTTTTGAAATTAATCTTGCTTTTTCTTTAAAAAGAAGAACAATAGCTCTTTTCCAACTAGTAAATTGAATTGGTTCATATGAACTATTAAGAACCAATATTGTTGAATAGGGCTCTACAAATTCCATATGGACAAGAAGTATCAAAAATTATTTAGATAATAAAGTAGTAATTAATAAATTACTAACAGGTCCACTAGGAATCGAACCTAGAATAACCGCTTAGAAGGCGGTAGTTATATCCGTTTAACTATGGACCCAAAAAATTAGTTAAACTAACTAATTCTACCACCAGACATCCAACCATAACCATTAGAACCTCCTTGGAGATATTCTGATCCCCCACCTAATTTAGGCATTGGATTAAGTTGAGTAGTTGTTTTTTGATCTTTGGTTGCAATATTATACATGATTTCATGAATATTTTCAACCTCTCTAGTGAAAGGTTGATCTTCCGAAAGAGGAATTAGTATATTTTGTTTTTCCAATTCCTCTCTCATTTTTAAATAATCTTTTTGTTTATCAGATAAAAATGCTGGACCAAACCAAGGATCGTCTTCTAGTACTATTGGAGCTGGAACAGTTTTATGGTTGATCAGTTTTTTAATTGATCTTATAATCATGAGTAAACAAGTTTTTTAGTATAATCGTATGCGTAAATTTCTCTTTTACCTTTGATTCCCCATCCCAACCAATAATAAGCAGGAATCATGTATTGACTAACAGTTTTGCCAGTGCCTTCAAACTCTGGGAGATAACGTTGGAAAATATTCTCATTAATCATATAACGAGTTTGACCTTCCAAACTACTTGGGTCACAACCATATTTAGTACAGAATTTACCAAGATTATTATATCTACCTACGCTGGTCCACTGAATAAGACCGTAACCCCCACTATAGCAAGAGTCGTAAGAAACTCTAGCCCCTCCCTCGCATATGTTGGAAATAAACTTGCTTTCCTGTTTAATGTTACCCATAATCGTTGCAAGAGCATTACGATCTGAGATTTTAGTATATTTTTGGAGTTGTTCAAGGACATAGTTTTCTTCTGGCGTACAATCTTTACATTTCCAGGAAGGATTATAAGGTTCAACTTTTACTTCAACTACAGGTGAAACTGTTTCTGGTTGATTATTTACATTCTGACTAATTAGAAATGGAGTTGCGACAGCACTACTAATGATGCCAGAAATAATAATATTCATTGTCATAGGTTTCATCGATTTAAATAATTAATGTACATAATTTGTAGATTAGATGAGTCTTCTAATTCGTTTATCCATTCTACAAATTCTTCATATATTGAATGAGCGTCATCTAACATATCAATGTCATTTGTTTTCATTGCAATTTCATAAGTTTCATTGATTCTTTTGACAGCCCAATGGCAATTGATTAATGCGTTAGTCTTGATGTTCATATTGAAAATAATCCTTTTTCATGTATCGTCCAAGGATGTTGGAATTATAATATTTTGGAGTGCCGTCGGCAAGAGCCTCAGTCAAGACACCATATAAAAATAATTGTTTAGTTTCTTCAAAATTACATTGTCCTTTTGTTTTATGTAAAGATAAAATTTCTCTTTTAAATTTATTTTTACCAATTATTTTTACATCTTCTTTTAATTCTGGACAAGATCCATAATACTTTTTCCAATCAGATTCTTGTTTTACCTTTCGTTTCTTTCCCTTTGGCGTTCTAAATGACCAAAAATACTTTCTACCAATGTACTGTCGTTGGTTTGTGAGATTGGTAATACGGTAAACAAAACCAAAGTAGTCATTAACATCACAACTATCAAAACTTCGTTCCAATAAAGTCCAAGGATTTTCATAACTCATTTAAGCTCATAGAATATTATTTAAATATTTAGAGCTTTTTTCTGAACCTTAGCAGAGTTATTATAGACACAAAAAAAGGACCCGTCAAGGGCCCCTTACTTAAATTATATTTTGTTTTTTAGAGTTTAAACCCTGAGAAGGTCTTAGCATCGACATCCTGTTTGACTCCTCCAACCACATAAGATTCCACCTCAGTCTCTTGTGGCGCTACCTGGAGACCCTTTGAGGAGATCCAGTGTTGTGTCCATGGAAGAGGGTTGTTCTTCGCTGCAATGTCGTATACCGGTTTGAGTCCGATAGACTTCATACGTCTATTGGCAATCCACTCAATATATTTTTGCAGGAGTTTATCATTGAGACCGATCATAGATCCATCTTTAAAGAGATAATCAGCCCACTTCTTTTCTTCATTCACAGCACGATCAAACATACCGTAAACCCACTCCTCTTCCTCCTTGGCAATTTTTTTCATATCTGGATCATCACCATCTTTCCATTTATTGAGAATATTTTGAGTAATAACTAGGTGTTGATTTTCATCTCTAGCAATAAGGGAGATAATTTTTGCTGAACCTTCCATGAGTTTAAGTTCACCAAAAGCAAAACTACAAGCAAAAGAAACATAAAACCGTATTCCTTCCAAGATATTGACATTTGCTATTGCTCTATAAAGTTTACGTTTTACTTCATATAAATCACCCATTGCATAATCAACTCCTTCAAGATTATGTTTCCAAGAATTACTTGTACCATAGATGTGAGCTGAGTTTATAAAGTCATTATAAGCTTCAGTAACACTTTCAGCTCTTTCTAGAATACGAGTGTCTCCAATAATAGTATCAAATACAATTGATGGATCTGGATAGATGTTTTTAATGATGTATGTGTATGAACGACTATGAATCATTTCCATAAATCCCCATACTTCCATACAGGCTTCTAGTTCAGGTAATGAACAGTAAGGGATAAAAGCCATCCCAGGACCACGGCCTTGTACGGAGTCAAGCATAATTTGATACTTGAGGTTGGACGTATAGATATGCTTCTGTTCTGGACGAAGCGTTTGATAATCACCACGATCTTTTTGTAGAGAAACTTCTTCTGGTCTCCAAAAATATCCAAGTTGTTGAGTAGTCAATTTTTCAAACACTGGATATTTGTAAGAGTCATACCTCTGAATTCCCAGAGGTTGACCAAAAAACATTGGTTGATTTTTTCTATGTACTTCTTTTGTATTAAAAACTGTCAATCCATCAAGTCTTTTTCCGGCTTCAATTTTTTCCTGTGTTTTAAAATCGAAATGCATTAGTTTCTCCTAGATTAAATTTTGCAACTTTCACAATCTTCTTCTTCTGATGTAAGAAGTTGTTCCATTAATGAGTCAAGGTTATCTTCTTGTTTTTGTTCTGGTATTTCATCTGTTTTGATGTCGTATGTGTTCTGATAATAACTAGTTTTCCATCCGTATTTGTATGTTGTAAGGAAATCGTTAGCCATAACAGACACTGGAATTTCATTGTCAGGAAAATGTTCTGGATTATAAGACCAGTTTCCTGATATAGCTTGATCAAAGAATTTTTGAATTACTGATATACATTTAATGTATCCCAAGTTTGAATCCATATCCCATAGTAGAGTATAGTTGTTCTTCAGGGTATTGTACTGTGGAACAATTTGTTTGAGTGGACCTTTTTTGGATTTCTTAATGGACAGGAATCCTCTAGGAGGTTCGATTCCATTTGTTGCGTTTGACACAACGGAACTGCTCTCTGAAGGCATTTGTGCCGACAATGTTGAGTGCCGTAAACCGTGTTCTTGTATAGAAGACCGTAAAGTATTCCAATCATGTTGATATCCTACTGTAGTAATTTCATCGACATCCTTCTTGTATGTATCAATAGGAAGAATTCCATCGGAATATTTTGTTCTAGAAAATGCATCACATGCACCTTTTTCTTTCGCAAGAGTATTTGATGCCTTCAGTAGATAAAATTGGAATGATTCAGATAGTGAATGAATTGCATCCCAAGCTTCCTGAGAATCATATTTAAATCCAAGTTTTGCAAGATAATGTGCTAGACCAATATAACCAATACCTAAAGATCTACGGGCTTTAGTTGCATTTTCAGCAGCTTTTACTGGATATCCTTGGTAATCAATTAGTTCTTCCAAACCACGAACAGATAAATCACATAGATTATCTAGTTCTTCATCAGATTTTACCTTTCCAATATTAATTGCAGATAAAATACACAATGCAATCTCACCTTTGGTATCATCAATATGATCGATTGGTTCTGTTGGAAGAGTAATTTCTTGACAAAGATTACTCATATAAACTTTATCTTTAAAAGAAGAGTGACTATTACAGTGATCGATATTCATCAAATAAATACGACCAGTTTCTGCACGTTCTTTTAGAAGGTCCAGAATAAGCTCCTGGGCACCAACTGTCTTTTGAGGCACATTTGGATCACTCTCGTAAGTTCTGTATAGATCATCAAATCTATCAGTACCAAAAGCATCAAAAAGACCTGGAACATCGTGAGGCGAGAACAATGTGATGTGGGAGTTTTGGATAAATCTTTCATAGAAGAGTTTAGATATTTGAATTGAATAATCTAGTTTTCTAACACGGTTATCCTCCGTACCTTTATTATTCTTAAGAACAAGAATATCTTCTATTTCTTGGTGCCAGATAGGAAAATGGACAGTAGCTGACCCACCTCTGATGCCGTTTTGTGTGCAACATCTGACAGTTGATTCAAACTTTTTGAGGAAGGGTACAACACCTGTGTGTTGAACCTCTCCGCCTCTGATCTTACTGTTGATGCCACGGATTCTACCCGCATTGATACCGATTCCCGCCCTCTGTGCAACGTATTGGCCAATTGCCATATCAGAACTAAAGATAGAATTGAGGGTGTCATCGACATCAACAAGAACACAGCTAGCAAATTGTCGAAGTGGAGTTCGCACTCCCGCCATGATAGGTGTGGGAATGTTGATTTTGTGTTTGGAGATTGCGTCATAATACCTCTTGACGTAAGAAAGTCTAGTTTCTTTGGGATATTTTTGGAAAATTGTCAAGGCAATCATTATGTACATAAATTGGGGAGTTTCGTATACTTTCCCTGTGCTTCTATCCTGCACCAGGTACTTGTCAACGACTTGACGTAAACCCGCATAAGTGAATAGGTAGTCACGGTGATGATTAAGGTAATTACCACATTTGGTAAGTTCCTCTTCAGTATAGTTAGTAAAGATTGCTTTATCATATACACCCAACTCTACACACTTAGTAATATGGTCTAGAAAAACGGCATGTTCCTGTACCTTACCATTTAGGGATTTTCTAACTGCAAAAAGCAACAGTCTCGCAGCAACAAATTGATAGTTTGGATTCTCCAAATCAATCAAATCAGATGCACTCTTAATGAGAATTTCTTGAATCTCTGCTGTAGTAATTCCATCATAGAATTGAATACCAGATTGCATTTCAACTTGAGAAGCAGAGACCCCTGCAAGGTCCATACATGCCTCATCAACCATCTTATGCATCTTCTCTAGGTCGAGAGGTTCAACACGACCGTTCCTTTTAATAACCTTTGTACCGTTGCTCATACTTTCTTCCAAGTGCTAAATTTTAGTTTTGCTTCTAAACCAGAGAATATATTTGATTCTATCACGGACTGAACATTAAGTCCAGACAGAACCATGTCATTGATGTCCTTTTCCTGAATATCTTTTGGCCAGATAACTACAGAGTTTCCCCTGGTGATTGTATTACTGATTCGTTGGACAATCTCTCTATTGCGGGGTTCGTTATCATATATCCAAACAGTATTGCCAGTAACCCACTTACTAATATCACCGTCAGCTCCGCAAAGAGCAATCGAGTTTGGAATGAACGTACTGTCGAAAGGTCCTTCTGTAACATAAATCTTTTCTCCCTTTTTAATTTTATCGAGTCCATAAATTTTTGGAGCATCCTCCTCCAACATTATGGTAATGTATTTGATTTTTGATTGTTTCTGTAGACTTCGACCTTGAAACCCTATGATTTTCCCTTCGTTGATTAGTGGGATGATGATGCGTGGTTCGTCTTTGCCTACTGTATCGAAAGTATGTTTTTGAGTGTTTGTCCACTCTTTGAACTTCTCACAGTAATACAAATCACGGAAATATTCCTCAGGAATTTTCCTGTCTTCTAGATATTTTCTTGCCAAGTGTTCTTTATTTAGTTGAGAGATTCTTTGCAAATCAAATGCTTTCTTGGCAAAACTCGGCTTATCAAACTTGAGCTCAGGATTCCTAGTCTGACTACCCCTTCCAGTCAGTCCATTCTTATATCTTTCCATAATATACTGATCATAAAGAACAGTATCCATGTCCTTGAGGAAGTTTGTAAATGTTCTAGAAACACCACAATTATGACATTTAAAGTTATGGTCGTTTTTTAACTTATAGATATATCCGCGTGCTTTATTCTTCTGCTTCTGACTGTCTCCACAGTAAGGGCACCGAAAATTATAAAGACCTTCTTTCTTCTTGGCGAACTTAACTAACCGTGAAGATACCAGTCCAATGTACTTGGAATCAACGAAACTCATTATACAGAAGGGTACTACTTACCTTTCTGTATGATAACCGCATCGGATGGGGGTGTCAACAGACTTCTCAAGATACTTTGACCTGGAGCACTAACTAGACATGAGATGACTGTTAAGGCACCTGCAATGGTCCACATCTTCTTTTCTATAAGTCGAAGTCTTGCATCTATCTTCATTATATCTCTTTCACAACCCTTCTTTATTTCATCAGCTCTTCTATTAACTTCACGATGCACACTCTCTACTTTTTCAAATAGAACTGCATCGATTCTATCTTGCTTTTCTAATTTTTCATTATGGACAGCAAGAAGTTGTCCCATTTTTACGGAATTATCTTGTAGTGATTCAACAACTCTTTCTAGTCTTTCTAGAATAGCAGAGTTTACACTATTATCATCCATTACTCCACCTCTTTCTAGCACCAGGCATCTTACCTCTAGCAAGAATTGGTGGTTTCTTCTTTTTCACTGGAGGATCATCTCCTGCCTCTATGGTTCCAGCAATTTTACCACCACCAACATTATTAGTTGGAGCAGCAGCAGCAATCTCTTCTCTTATAATATTTAAAATGTGCTCTAATTTTTCCATTAGATTTTATTTAATTGTTCCAGACAGTATTCATCAAGATCTATATGATGCAAACTAGTAACTGGATAGTCTGGAAGTCTATCGAGATATACAATAAAAGTTTTTAATGTACTCCAAAACTCCTTATCTATTTTAAAAAACAATAATGGAGTCGCAGCATCACCAAATACGTTATACAAGATGATAAAATGATTTATTAAAAGGTGAGTTTTTAATTCACCTTTTTTCTTGTATCTTCTTAGTAACCGTTTTATCCACTTGAACCGTTTTAAGTCACAATAGAAATCATCTTGAGTGACACAATGCGGGTTCTCATAGTTTTTAATAGCAAATAAAAGGTATGTATCCTCGTTCAATTCAGTAAATTTCATGTAGCATTAACTTATCATTCTGCGAATCTTGCGTCGTCATCTGCGTCAGCTGTAATGCTGCTGCTTGCGACTAGTACTTCACTCTTAACTCTCAGTTTTCCATGTGTATCAATGTAGGTTGTGACACCAACCCAACCAGAGTGTGCAACACCACCATATGCTGTGGTTTGTGCAACACCAACCTCAGTATTGTCGATACCGTAGATTTCATTTCCAGAATAGTTGCTATCTTCAGGGAGATAGACTGGTTGCTCTGAAATGTTATATGCAGTACCTGCGTTAACAGTTCCTAATACACCAGCAGTAGATACTAAAGTAAGTTGAGTTGTTGAATCAACAGACTTGATAACACCACTACCATTTCCAGTACCAAGAGTAATTACTAAACCAGGTACAACATTGTTGCCACTATTCCAAGTAGTACCATTACCAGTAACTACACCTGCGGCATCAACTGAAGTTACAGTTCCAGTCGAATACACCGTATCTTTGTTTCCCCAAAGTGCCATGTTCTCTATTCCGTATGAGTCATTTACCTTTTTTTATTTATAATAAAGTTTAGATACTAAAGGGGGGAGATCAATTCTCCCCCCTATGAGTAGATAGTATCAGGAATCTTCTCTTGTTTTAATTGCTTGTGTAACAACTTCAAGAAGTTTGTCATCCATATCGGTCTTGGTCAACTTAACCGCTTTAGCAAGGATAACAAGACAGATCTCAATGAGTTTCTCACCAAGTTCTTCGTTTTCTGGAATTTTTGCGACAGCATCAGTGATAATTTTCGATGCCAATGGGAGTAGAAATGAAAGCATACTATTGTCCTCAAATTTGGTCCCAACTATTTATCACCACTTAACACGATTAGCCCAATAAGCTGCACTCATTTTACCTTTGGCAATATTCTTCGCATGTCTAGATTTGAATCTAGAACGACGAGAAGCATATGCTTTAGATTCCCCTTTCTTTTTGGGTGAACCTTTTACACCTCTCTGACCGAAACGAATAATCTTTTCCTGTCCATTAGCACATGCCTTAACAACATGTGACTTTCCAGTGAGGGAGTTACCCACTGCTTGTGCTTTTGGTTTGTTGCACTTCATTTTGGACTTATCTATGCCCTCAGAAATGTCATCACTGCTGTCCATGTAATCTGCAACTGTATCAATATAATCAGTTGCTTTGGTAATTTTGGACTGAACCCAAGCAGGAAGTTCCTTATGATCGTTTCCTAACTTTTTACGAAGAGAAGCAATTGCTCTCTCCATAGTATTAAGTTGGTTCCTTGCCATCTTGCCTTCATAATCCTTAGATTCCTCCATCGGATTGATGGTAACTTTATTCTTACCCTTCATGATATCAACGATATCCTTTCTCTTTTTCTTCTTGTCTTCCTTCTCTTCAACTTCCTGAAGAAATTCAATTCTCTCAATAAGTAGTTGCTCTTTATAAGAGAATTCTTCAAGACCAAGAACTCTTCTCTTTGCCTTTTTAAAGTCAGTCTGACCTCCTCTTTCCTTGGTCAGTTTTGCTCTCAAAGCAGGATTTGCTCTTGCCGCCTGTCCCAATGAACTTCTACCCGATGCTGGTGTTGCAGGTCTATCAGACTTGCTAGAAGGTGGTAGCATTCTTCTCTTATCGAGAGAAAGTTTTAATGCGGGTCTCTTTGCTGCTGGTTTACCAACTCTCGATGTTCCAACTGTTCCTGTAGCAATCCTGGGCATACCAGTACCAGGAGCAACCGTTGGGGAAGAACCAAGCATCCTTTTCTTCATGCTACCAGGAAGCATTGGTTTACTTCCAGCAGCAGGTTTACCGATAGTTGGTTTCTTAGTTGGATCAGGACTAGATGCAGGAGGTAGTTGCCTACGAGTTGCACTCTGCCTTCCCTCTGGTGGTAGTAGACCTTTAGTCTTAGTACCACCAATCTGCTTCATTGCTGGTTTTGGTGGTGTTGGTGCTTTTGGTTTAGCAGGTCTTCCACCCTGACCAGGAGGTTTTTTATCAGGTCTTGATTCCGCAGCCTTCTTTCCCGCTCTAGTCTCAAGAGCACCCTTGATTCCTAATCCAGCAGCCTTAACAAGTCTACCCGTATCAGT